CTACTGATGGATATTGGGGATCAGTTCAGTCTGGAACACCTTCTTTTTACAGAGAGAAAATGTAGGACATGTGGACGAACCAAAGATCTTCTTACAGATTACTATTTGATTCGCAAACATAAAAAGCAGATGCGATCTGCATATTCATATGAATGTAAGGAGTGTACTAAGAAAAGAATTTTAAGTAAGAGAAAGTCTGACACTGCAAAGTGGGAATATCCTGACTGGTAGTATGTTCATGCATTGTTTCCCCTCTGAAAATACTCCTATTCATAAATATTTTTAGATTAATTGGACATTCAATAGGAGTCTAAACATGGCAAGTCAAATCTCGCCTGGTGTTGTTCTAAGAGAACGAGACCTGTCGAATGCAGTAATTGTCAATACATCTAGTATTACTGGTGCATTCGCCTCCACATTCCAGAAAGGACCAATTGGAGAAGTTGTAAATGTATCTTCCCAAAAGGATCTACTCTCAGTATTCGGTAAGCCTTCTGATGCTAACGCAGAAGATTGGTTCGTTGCATCTGAGTTCCTAGGATATGGTGGTCAACTCGCTGTCGTTAGAGCAGAGACAGGTGCTCTAAACGCTGCTGATGATGGGGCTGGTGTCCTAGTCAGAAACGAGGCAGATTGGGAAGGCGGCACAGGCACAGCTAAAAAGTTTGTAGCACGCTCTGCAGGCACATGGGGTTCTGCTCTGAAGGTTGTTGTAGTTGACGCTGGTGCTGACCAGTATGTCACCTTCGGTGCTGCTCCTGCTGGTATTGCAGTTGACAGTCAACTAACCTTTGTTGGTGGTGCAACTGGTAGAGTTCTCAGCTATGATGCTGCTACTCTAACCGCTGCAGTTGCTCTCGATGGTACAACTAGACTCACAACCGCTGATCAACTAGACATTCCTGACACTGGTATCGCAGCAAGCACCACGACTCTAGTCGGTGGTACTGGATACCAAGCAGCATCCGCTGCTGCTACCACTGGTGGTTCTGGATCTGGTCTAACTGTTGATGTTGCAGTTGCAGTTGGTGTTCCTCAAACAATTACACTAGCATCTGGCGGTGCATCTTATGCAACGGGTGCTAACATTTCTACCACAGGTGGTACTGGTTCTGGTTTGACAGTTGATGTTGTTGTTACAACTGGTGTTGTCACATCTGTCGTACTCAACTCACCTGGAACTGGATACACAGTTGGAGATACAATCTCTATTGCTGGTGGTAACAGCGGTGCAACATTTACTGTTGACACTGTAGAGGGTGCAGTTACTGGAGTAACAATCGTTGCTGGTGGTACTGGATACCTAGTTGGTGATACTGTAACCGTTTCTGGTGGTGGTGCTGACGCAACCTTCGATGTTGCTTCTGTTACTGACACTCAGATTGCAGTTTCTGCAGTTTCTGACTGGTATACAAACACCGAAATTGCTGGTACTGGATTGAAACTATCCGCTATCGGTCCTCGTCCTGGAACATCTGGTTTCGCTGCTGCTAATAACATCAGCAAGGACGAAGTTCATGTGGCAGTTATTGATGTAACTGGCGCTGTTACTGGTGCTGCTAACACAGTCGTAGAGCGTCTAACATACCTCTCTAAACTTTCTGATGCGAAGAGTGCTGAAGGTGCTAATGCTTACTTCAAGTCTGTTCTAAATGAACAGTCTGAGTATGTATTCCACGGTGCAGGACTAACTGCTCTAACTACTGGTGCTGGTTGGTATGCTGGATCTGATGCTACTACTGGTGCTATGGCACTTGGTGGTGCTTTGGAAACAAGTCTATCTGGTGGTACTGACGACTACGCATACACTGCTGGTGAAATTTCTGCAGCATATGACGAGTTTGCTGATGCAGAAAATGTTCGCGCTGACTTCATCCTCATGGGTGGATCTGGTGCTGACGAAACTGACACCAAAGCAAAAGCTGCTAAGGCAATCGCTGTTGCAGCAGGACGCAGAGACTCTATTGCATTCATCTCTCCTTACAGAGGAAACCAAATCGGTAGTGCTGGTGCTCTGAACAAAGTACAGCAGAAAGAAAACACTCTAGCATTCTTTGCTGGAATGACTTCTACTTCATACGCTGTATTTGACAGTGGTTACAAGTACATGTACGACCGCTTCAACGACAAGTATCGTTACATTCCTTGCAATGGTGACATTGCTGGTCTATGTGTTGCAACCTCTACCGCTCTAGATGATTGGTTCTCTCCTGCTGGTTTATCCAGAGGTGGTGTTCGCAACGCTATCAAGCTTGCGTACAACCCAACTAAGGCAGATAGAGACGAACTTTACAGCGCAAGAATCAACCCAGTTGTTTCTGTTGCTGGCAGTGGCATCGTTCTTTACGGTGATAAGACTGCACTTGCATCTCCTTCTGCATTCGACAGAATCAATGTTCGCCGTCTCTTCCTCAACATTGAGAAGAGAGTTGAAGGACTTGCTAAGGCAGTTCTCTTTGAACTCAATGACGAACTGACTCGTTCCAACTTCTCTGCTGCAGTCAATGCATATCTAAGTGAAGTTCAGGCAAGACAAGGACTCCAGGATTATCTGGTTGTCTGCGACACTTCCAACAACACACCTGATGTCATTGATCGCAATGAGTTTGTTGCTGAACTATTCCTGAAACCAACTCGCTCGATCAACTATGTTACTGTAACATTTACAGCAACTAGAACTGGCGTAAGTTTCAGCGAAGTAGTCGGACGCTGATTATAACATCGTTACAATAAATAAGCTCTAAGAGGTTAAAAACAAATGGCAATTTCAAGTAACGTCGAAGGTTTCCTACAGAAGGTAGCGTCTGGCGTAAGACCAAATATGTTTGAGGTGGGGATTACATTCCCCGCTGGGATCACTGCTGATACTGGTTTGGTAAACATCTTATGTAAGTCTGCAGCACTTCCTGCTTCCAGTGTTGGAACTATTGAAGTTCCTTTCCGTGGAAGAACAGTTAAGATTGCTGGAGACAGAACATTCGATAACTGGACTGCAACCTTTATCAACGATAAGGACATGAAGGTTCGTCAATACTTCGAGAAGTGGTTGAATCTCATCAATGCTCATGAGGATAACACAGCAGAAGCATTTAGTCCTACTGCTGTTGGTAAGTACACTTCCGATGTATTTGTTTCCCAACTCAAGAAGGATGAAACAAATGAAGGTTCTCTATTGAGAAAGTACAAACTCTGGTATGCATTCCCAACTAGCGTTTCTCAGATCGATCTTGCTTATGATAGCAATGATCAGGTTGAAGAATTCTCTGTAGAATTCCAATACTCTTATTGGACCGTCGAATCTGATGGTGCTCCAAATGACGGTATTGCGATCGACTAAATAGACTTACGAGTCATTTTAGTTTTTAGTAATGAGTCAGTTATTTGGTTTTCAAATTAACAGAAAGGAGGGAAAGAAGGGTGCGTCCCCTGTCCCTCCTTCTGCTGACGAGCCCGTTGCAGTTGCTGCAGGGGGCTATTTTGGTACTTATGTAGATCTTGATAACAATGGTCGCGATGAGTTTGAACTCATTCGCCGCTATCGTGACATGGCACTACATCCAGAAGTTGACAGTGCTGTTGATGAAGTAGTAAACGAATTCGTTGTTAACGATAACAACGATAGTTGTGTAGATATCAATCTAGAGAATCTAGAACTTGGTGCTGGTGTAAAGAAAAAAATCCGTGAGGAGTTTGGTTACATCAAGCGTCTACTCAACTTTGATGATCGCGCACATGAGATCATCAGAAATTGGTATGTCGATGGTAGAATTTTCTATCACAAAGTAATTGATCTAGAGGCACCGAAGAAAGGTATCCTTGAATTAAGGTACATCGATCCTCTAAAGATTAAAAAGATTCGCCAGAAAACAAAGCAACAGAAATCCCTAACACCTGCAGAAGCGCAGTCTGCAAAAGGCATGGATTGGGGTGGTTATGTTGATTACTATCTGTACAATCCACGCGGATACATTCGCGGTGGTGCCCTTGGTCCTGTTGGAGACATGTCCAACAATCAAGGAATCAAGATGGCAACAGACTCCATCACATTCTGTTCATCTGGTCTTCAAGATTTGAACAAGAGACTTACTCTAAGTTTCCTGCATAAAGCAATCAAGTCTCTCAATCAACTTAGAATGATTGAAGATGCTTTGGTTATCTATCGTTTGTCTCGCGCACCTGAGCGTAGAATTTTCTACATTGATGTTGGTAATCTACCAAAGGTAAAAGCGGAACAATACTTGCGTGATGTCATGGCACGCTATCGCAATAAACTAGTGTATGACGCTAGCACTGGTGAGATTCGTGACGACAAAAAGCATATGAGTATGCTTGAGGATTTCTGGTTGCCTCGTAGAGAGGGTGGTCGTGGAACTGAAATTACCACTCTGCCTGGAGGACAGAACCTTGGCGAACTCAAGGATGTTGAGTATTTTAAAAAGAAACTCTATAACTCTCTCAATCTTCCTCCCTCTCGTCTCACTGACGATAATAAAGGATTCAATCTTGGTAAGACAACTGAAGTCCTCCGTGACGAACTTAAGTTCACGAAGTTCATCGGTCGTCTCCGTAAGCGATTCAGCGAACTCTTCCACGATATTCTCAAAACTCAGCTCATCCTCAAGGGAGTAATCTCTCCTGAAGATTGGGATGACATGAAGGATCATATTCAATATGATTACCTCTTCGACAATCATTTCAATGAGTTGAAAGAACTTGAGATGACTACTCAGCGTATGAATCTAGTCACTCAAATGGATCCTTTCGTTGGAAAGTATTTCTCTATCGAACATATCCGTAGAGAAATTCTACAGCAGAAGGAGACTGAGTTCAAAGAAATTGATAAGCAGATGAAGAGTGAGATTGATAACGGTCTCGTTATGTCACCTGCTGATATGAATACCTTTGACACGATGGATCGTCAGAATGCTGCATTTGCTCCAGAAATTCAGCAACAGCAAGCAGATGATGCTGCTGCTCGTGAGCAGGAAAAAGCAGACGACGCACATCAAAAGCAGTTGGAAATGCAGAAGTCCGCGCCTAAACCATCCCCAAATACTAAATAAATTTATAGTGTAATCTTAACATGGCAGACCAATCAAACCCTGAGTCTGAATTTGTGAACATCGTGAACGCAATTTCAGATAATAAAAGAGCAGAGGCGATCGATGCTATACACGATATGTTGTATGCAAAAGCATCGGACGCTATGACTTCATACAAAGGAGTTGTGGCAAAGTCTTTCTTTGATGAACCAGTAGGAGATACTCCAAATGAAACTGATAACGGAACAGATTGAAGATGTAAAAATTATCACCGAGGGAACTGGTGATAGTAAGAAGCTTTATATTGAAGGCGTTTTTCTTCAGTCCGAATTGAGAAATCGTAATGGAAGAGTGTATCCATTTGCGGTTCTTGAGAAAGAAGTCAATCGCTACAACGAAGAGTATGTAAAAACAAATCGTGCTCTTGGTGAACTAGGTCATCCAGACGGTCCATCCGTCAACTTGGATAGAGTGTCCCACAGAATTACTTCTCTCAAAGCAGAGGGAAATAACTTTATGGGTAAGGCACAAATCCTTGGCACACCTATGGGTAAGATTGCTGAGTCTCTCCTAGGGGAGGGTGTACAACTCGGCGTATCTTCCAGAGGCATGGGTAGCATCGATAAGCGTGAAGATGCTAACTATGTAATGGATGATTTCATGCTTGCAACTGCAGCGGACATCGTTGCAGATCCATCCGCACCTGATGCTTTCGTCAATGGAATCATGGAAGGTAAAGAGTGGGTCTGGGATAACGGTATCCTTAAAGAATCTAAAGTTGCTAAATACCACAGGTACATGAGCGAGTCTACTCGCCAGTCTTTAGAGGAAAGAACGCTTAAAGTGTTCGAGGATTTCCTTGGTAGACTGTAATTCATAAATAAAGATATAATCATAACATTTACGGGAAGACTCAAAATGTCAGATATGTTAAACGAAAAGTTTGAGGAGTTTCTGGGCGAGCAGCAGGTCGTTATGGAAGCGGGAGCACAGGATCCCATGCCTAGTGTTACTGCCACAGTAATTCCTGGTACAGGTTCAGATCCCTCAGCAGTTTCGGGTGATCCACAGCAACGCGGCAGTGGAAAAGACCCAATGCCAACCGTCCCTCCTTCAGTAGCACCTAATCAGTCAACAACTGATCTTGGTGGATCTCAGTCGGAGCCTCTTCATAGCAATAAGGAAGAAGGAGAAGACAATCCAGGAGCAAAGGCTGCAGCACCAGTGTCTCAAGACTCTAGTGTAACATCTACTTCTGGCAAACCAGGCAACGATCCAATGCCTTCTGTTGGTGCTGAAGTAGCATACGGAACTGGCAAAGGTCCTGATGTAGCATATCCAATCAAGCCTTCTTTTGAAGAACTTGATCTTTCCGCAGATGTAAGTGCCCTCGTAGAAGGTACTGAACTCTCTGAAGAGTTTGCTGAGAAAGCAAAGACAATCTTTGAAGCTGCTGTCAAAGCAAAGATCTCTGAAGAGTATGACAAGCTTGTAGAACATTTTGCTGCTGAACTAGATAAGCAAGTCGCTGAAGCTAAGAGCGAACTTTCTGAAGAAGTTAACGGCACTGTGAACTACGCTATCGGTCAATGGGTAGAGCAAAACCAAGTTGCTATTGACCGTGGCATCAGAAATGAGATCACTGAAGACTTCATTGCAGGTCTGAAGGGTCTCTTTGAAGAGCACTACATTTCGATCCCAGACGACAAGGTTGATGTGGTCGAAGGTATGGCTGAATCGATTCGTGAGATGGAAGAGCGCCTAGACGAACAGGTCAAGGCAAATGTGAAACTACAAAATCGTCTAAATGAGTCTGCTAAGCAAGTTGTTCTGAACACTGTTTCAGAAGGACTAGTAGATACTCAGAAAGACAAACTCGCTGCGCTATCTGAAGGTGTTGACTTTACTACCGAGGAGGAATTCTCGAAGAAGCTCACCACAATCAGAGAGTCGTACTTCCCTAAAGAGAAGGCGACTGTAAGCGAAGTATCTGAAGAGGCACCAGTTGAGACTAATGAGGAAGTATCTCCAGCGATGGCGAACTACCTACAGGCACTCAACCGTTGGTCAAAATAATATTAACACTTTATCCAATTAGAGAAAACAAACGGAGCTAAACAAATGTTTAACGCACAAGCTCTAACGGAAAAGTGGTCTCCTGTTCTAAGTCATGAGAGCGCAGGCTCCATCAAAGATAACTATAGAAAGGCAGTAACCGCTGTTCTGTTAGAAAACCAAGAAAGATTCATGCGCGAAGAGCGTGGAATGCTTAACGAAGCAGGTGGTTCTGCTGGTAACGCTGCTGGCGCTATCGGTGGTAACGCACTATCTGGTTCTGGTCTAACCACACAAACAGGTGGTCTTGCAGGTTTCGACCCTGTGATGATCAGCCTCATCCGTCGTGCGATGCCTAACCTAGTGGCATACGACATCTGTGGCGTCCAACCAATGAGTGGTCCTACTGGTCTAATCTTCGCAATGAAGAGCCACTACGAAGGTAGAGACGGTGCAGAAGCACTCTACAACGAGCCTGACAGCGACTTCTCTGCAGGTTTCGATGCTACTGCAAACGCATACGACACTGCTAACCCAACTGCGGGTAGCAACCCTGGTCTCCTCAACGATTCTGGCACTTACGAGCGTGGCGTCAAGCCAATGGCGAGAGAAGATGCTGAAGCACTAGGAGAAAGCGGAAAGCTGTTCAGAGAAATGTCGTTCAGCATTGAGAAGACTTCTGTGACTGCACAGTCCAGAGCTCTCAAAGCAGAATACACTCTAGAATTGGCACAAGACCTCAAGGCGATCCATGGTCTTGATGCTGAGCAGGAACTTGCTAACATTCTGTCTAGCGAGATCCTTGCTGAAATCAACCGTGAAGTTGTTAGAACTGTGTACACCATCGCTAAGCCTGGTGCTCAGAACAACACTGCAAACGCTGGTAAGTTCGACCTCGATGTTGACTCCAACGGCAGATGGTCGGTTGAAAAGTTCAAGGGACTTATGTTCCAGATCGAAAGAGACGCAAACGCAATTGCACAGGAAACTCGTAGAGGAAAGGGCAACTTCATCATCACTTCTGCTGATGTTGCTTCTGCTCTCGCGATGTCTGGTACTCTAGACTACACCTCTGGTCTAACTGGTGCTGGTGGTCCTTCCATCGGTGAAGTTGATGACACTGGTAACCTACTAGTTGGTACTATCAACGGACGCATCAAGGTCTTCGTTGATCCTTACTCTGCTAATGTTTCTGACTCCCACTACTATGTGGTTGGTTACAAAGGTACTTCCCCATATGACGCAGGACTCTTCTACTGCCCATATGTACCGCTCCAGATGGTCAGATCTATTGGTCCTGACACCTTCCAACCAAAAATTGGATTTAAGACTCGCTACGGCATGGTCGCTAATCCATTCGTTAGAAAGGCAAATGGTGATCCTGATGCAGAAGCACTTACTGCTTCCCGCAACCAGTATTACCGTCGTGTTATGGTTCAAAACCTCATGTGATATTTGTTCACAAATCAATACAAGGACCCCACAAGGGGTCCTTTTTTTATGTTAAATAGATACTATAGTTGTAATTAAAATTATGCGAAGTACAATGCAATACTTCATTTGGCAAAGTATTGTGTTCCAACTCCAGAAAGCTGGCGAAACCAAGACTCCTTATTATAATAAGGCATACGCCCTAATGAAACTTAATGAACCGAAACCAAATGAAGGGAAAAATCACTAAGGAAATTTTGAACTGCAGGCTTCTCAAAATCAAGAATGACCTGTACAATGGTGCTATGTACAATGAGTGGACCGCTGAACAAAAGTGGGCTGCTCAGCGTATCCTCACCCATGCCTTAGACATCTTCGACGAGTATCGACTATGAAAACTTTGTCCACTTTCTACAGCGACGATGAACTGCGGGTAGCACATGTCTGCCTGGTGACTGACGAAGCATACCATCACTTCAAAGTCTTAACCATCTATAAAGACGCTTCTCATACTAAGAGTTTCAGTATTGAAACCGAAGCAGAGGAGTATGCAGAAAACTGGGTACTACAAAAGTAAATGGAAGATCAAGTAAAATTCACTGAGGAAGATGAACAGAAACTGCGTCAAGCGATGCAGTTTATAAAGCACAGAGAGATGTGCCAGGAACCATTTGACGGATACTGGGAGGACGATGATGACATATAGACTACTGCTCTGTCTGTCTCCATTACTAATCATCTTCTTACTAATGAAGTTTGTTGTTTGGATTAGTGCTATCAATGCTGAAACGGATTATGTCAGAAGAGAACCTTTACGAAAACGAGGACCCTACGTGGCAAACCCGTATGAGGATGTTGATGAGGAGGAAGAGGAATATGGAGATCGCACAGATTATCGATGAATCTCTATATGAATATTATTCTGAGATGGGCAAACCTGTGCCTAAGTGGAAACAGAAGAAGGATCCCGATTGGTGGATCGCATATCTGGAAGAACTAGGAATCGACCCGAGGAATCCATAATGGCAGAGGAAAGAGATGACGAATGTTATACATTACATCTAACAATACATGACATCAAACTCCTACACTACTGTGTCAAGGAAGGAATCAAGCATTGGCCTGGTGCTCCTGCAAGACCCTTTGAGGAGCAAGAGCACATGTGGTATCTAAGAGATGAAATGTTCCGTGCAATGATGGATCATTCGTTCTATCATGACCCTCCCGCCGAACGCTAAATACTATTAGCTTGGGAAGTTGACATGCCTGCTAACTGGATTAACG